ATGACAAAGGTTATACATGTGCATTTGATACATGGGCGGAAGAACTACTACTTCGGCTCTATATCGGCGATTTATACGGTTTTGACAGAGGATGAGGTGGGTATAAAGAAAAGCTCGCTGCTACACGCCGGACTGGCTGACGGAGGCGTAATACTCAATAAAAAGGCTATGATCCGGCAGGGAGAGCTGATAAGAGGACCCAGGACGGAAAAAGAGAAGAAATAAGGATGATTTAAACGGCTAAAACGCTGATATAACGGCATTTGAACGGCTTGAACACTGATTTGAACAGTGGTCAAGCCGTTTTTGTGTTTTGGAGGCTATTGAGATTGGTGAAAATGGGCGTTTCTCGGGGTTGGGTGTGCAGTTGGGTGTGCGTTTGGGTGTGCATGGAAAAACGAAATGTTCAGAGAGGGTGTGCATTTGGGTATTCACTTTTAACATGGAAAACAAGTGATTGCCCCCCTATATAACTCCGAATAAATTGTGATTGATGTCATTTTCGGGCGTTTAGGGGGTGGGGATAATCCCACGTTTTGACATGTTATAAACCTTTGCGGAATGTCTGGAACGCCCTGTTTATCGGGGGTTTGGCTGCTTTGCTACCCTATTATACCTATGTATGTGCGTGCGCGACACGTTTTGCGGTGTGAAGCGTGTGCGTGAAGCGTGTGACGTGAGTATCAGACGAGGCGGACGAGTCCGACGATGGTGCTCAGGCTGCGTATGTCGTCGCGTGGGAGGAGGAAAGGGTGATGAACACTGCTGTTTTCCGACACGCATAGAATGCTGTCGGCATGATCTACGCTTTCCTGCACGCGTTTGACGAGTACCCCCTGGCTCGTTTCGAGGACATAGACGGTACCCCATTGGAAGAAGCGGATGTCTGTGATTTTGCGACAAGCGAGGAGGTCACCACTATAATATAGCGGCACCATGGAGTCGCCAGATACCCGGATAAGGAAGTTTGCCCCTTTGTTCTCGAACTCTGGTATGACATAGCGCTCGCAGTCCTCCAGACGTACCCCACCGCCGCTTTCGGCAGGAAAACCGGCGACAGCATCGAGCGGTATGAGTGGTATGCCCTCGCTGCTGCCATGGGGAACCTGGTGGGCTATCTCAACAGTGTGCTTAGGAGTCGGCGCATTATTATTTTCTGTTTCCTGAAGCATTGCTCCCTCACCAGTGAGCAGCCATTTAGCATCAATATTGAATTGTAATACAATATTCTGTATTGCAGAAGTGCCAACACTACTTCGCCCTTTGGAGATTTCTGTGACCATAGAGGCGCTAATACCTAACTTGGCGGCAAAATCACGTTTGTCGCTTACTTTTTTATCTCTTAAAAGTGTCTCGTATGCCTCTATAAAACGGGCGGAGACGTCGTTTTTTGCTTCCATAATACAAAATATTGAATTATTTAGCCCGAAAAATTTGGTAGTTAATACAGAATACTGTATCTTTGCAGCGTGTTTAAGATTAAACGCGCGGCCAAAGATAGTGAAAAAGGCCGAGAATTACAAATTTTAGCAATTAAAGAATATGAACGATAGGGAATTTGCATTGAATGCGGCGATGAACAGAATGCGCAAGAAGTTGAACCACCTGACGGGTGACATTGAAAGTTGGAAAGAGGACATGGTGAATGACTATGCTGAGTTTTTCCGCTGGCACGCCGACGATCTGTATGAAGCAATGGCCGCAAAGACGATACTGGAGCCTGTGTATGAGACAGCCAAGGGACTTGGTCTTGCGGCACTTGAGGAGTCTTTGCGCCACAATATAGAACACCTGACAGACGACCTGGTGTATGGTGATTTGGAGCGTCAGAGCACAGGCAAGATGAGCAACATGGCATACGGACTGGAGCTGAAGGCGAAACAGAAGATGATACAGTTCTTCAGTGCAGTTCAGACGGTAATAGCCGAGGGTAAGAAGATTGAAGGATAACACGGAAGTCCCAAAGGCTGCACTGGATAGTCAGCCGCCGCACTGGATAGTCGGCAGGGGCGGCCTCGGATGACGGCGGGAAAGACCGCAGGAGTGGCAGGTTTGCCATGCGCTGGATAGCCATGTGGGGTTCGACTCCCCTACACTCCACGGACAAAAATAATAACGAACTAAAAACAGAGGACAATGAAAAGAGTGATAACAGTAACCCGCTCCCAGCGGGAGTTTTTGGCAAAGGCCTTCGGTGTGACGAAGGAGATGGTGAGCTACGCATTGAACTTTCACCCGGTGAAGGGTCAGAGCGACCTGGCAAAGAAGATACGCTGCCTTGCTGTTCAGCGTGGCGGTTTTGAGTTGGTGACGGCTCCTGCGAGCGAGGTGGTGCATGACGCAGACAACATGATGCGCCAGCACTTCGAGAACGGCTGGATGTGGGAAGGCGACAAGAACACGGGCGTACTGGAGTTGAAGGACGAGAAAGGCGACGTGGTGGAACGCATCGAGAACGCCGGGTTTACAGACATCAAGACCGTGCAGGAGAAGGTGGAAGCCATGTGCTGCGCCACTATGTAAGGAGAGAACCGCAAGAAGGAAAACAAAGATAAAAGGAAATGGAGTACTACAACAAGATATTGTGCGTGACGTTTGCCGAGCTGACGGGCGGCAGAGACCCCGTGATGAAGGCGAACACGCTGAAATGCAACGTGCAACGCTGCAACATAGCGTGTGCACGTCGTGGCGGCGGCGAGGGGACTCAGGCACTGTATGTGTGGAGCAGTATTCCGGAGAAGTACAGACGGCGGTTTGTGGCGACATACGGCGACCCAGAAGAAAAGATGCGAGAGGCTATGACGAAGGCAAGCATAAAGATAGATGCGAAGGCGCGTGAGTATTACGAAGCCTACACCTATATGGACAAGGACGGGCAGGAGCGCCACCTGACGGAGAAGATGATAGAGGAATATACCATCAACGCCTCGGTGCTTGGCGAGCTGGAGAAGATGGCGGCAAGACGCCAGGCCATCCGCAGCAGTCTGAATGCTCCGATGTCGGGTGCGTGGGACTTGATACTTGACAGTTCGGAACGTATGCGCGAGAGCTACGGCCACACGCTCCCTGGCACATTGGCGCGACTGAAGACGCGACTGAAGGCATGGAAGGCCGATGGCTACCAGAGCGTGGTGAGCGGCAAGCTGGGAAACTCTTCGGCACTGAAGATAACCGGTGACTTTCAGAAACTGATTGTGGCTTTGAAACGCAGCAAGGTGCCTGTGTACACCGACGCGCAGCTGTTTGAGAAGGCAAACGAGATAGCCGAGGAAAGAGGCTGGAAGCCGATAAGAAGCCTAAGCGGTATGAAGAAATGGCTGAACAGCCCGTCGGTTGAGCCTTTATGGTATGACGCCGTATATGGCGAGCAGGCAGCCCGTCAGCGTTACGGCAGAAAGCACAAGACGGCACTTCCGACACGCAGGGACTCGCTATGGTATGGTGACGGCACGAAGCTGAACCTTTACTATAGGGACGAGCAGGGCAAGGTGAGGACGACTCAGGTGTATGAAGTGATCGACGCAATGAGCGAGGTGCTTCTGGGCTACTGCATCAGCGACACAGAGGACTATGAGGCCCAATACCACGCCTACCGCATGGCAATCCAGAAGAGCGGACATAAGCCTTATGAGATTGTTTATGACAACCAGGGCGGCCACAAGAAGCTGGACTCGGACGGCTTTATCGGGAAGATTTGCCGCGTACACAGACCGACACAGCCCTACAACGGCGAGTCGAAGACGATAGAGAGCGTGTTCGGACGGTTTCAGGCTCAGGTGCTGCACAAGGACTGGCGCTTCACGGGTCAGAACGTGACGGCGAAGAAGGCATCGAGCCGCCCGAACGTTGAGTTTATCGAAGCCAACAAGGACAGTCTGTACACTCTGGAGGAGCTGAAAGATGCCTATGCCGCAGCCCGGAAGGAATGGAACGATGGTGTGCACCCTGCCACTGGCGAGCGCAGGATAGACATGTATGAGAAGAGCGTGAACGAGGAGACCCAGGAAGTGACGCTGCACGACATGGTGGACATGTTCTGGGTGTTTACGAAACGCATGGCGACGTTCACGGACCAGGGCCTGCAGGTGACGGTGAAGGGCGAGAAGCGGCAGTACGAAGTATGCTCATCGCCCGGCGTACCCGACCACGAGTGGCGAAGGAAGCACACCTACGAGCGTTTCATCGTGGCTTACGACCCTTACGACTTTGCGAGCATCAGACTCTATACAAAAGGTACAGACGGCTCGCTGCGTTTTGAGCGTACGGCAGAACCCTACATACTGATACACCGCGCCCTGCAAGACCAGCAGGGGACGGACGATGCGAAGTTTATCCGTCAGGAGCAGGAAGCCAACCTTCAGGACCGCATAGAGCGGACTGTGGCCGGCCGGACGATAGCCGCCGAGCATGGCACGGACGCGGAGCAGCAGGGTCTGCACTCGCCGAAGCTGAAGGGCACGACGGCAGCCGTGCAGCGGCAGATAGACCACCGAATGGAGCGTTACTCGCAGCCTCCTGAGCAGTATCAGTTGGGAAGACACACGAAATCGCTGAGCCTTGACGACTGGCTGGACGTGATGGAGGGCGGTGATGATGGCGACACGCCGAGAATACCGCTTCCGATGGAGAAGAAGATTGCATCAAAACTGTAGAATCAATAAAAACAAACGATATGAACGAGAAACAGAAAGAACAGATACGCGAGGCCCTGCGCCTCTATGTGATGAAGTATCCGAGCCAAAACAAGGCAGCAGCCAGTCTGGACGGTACGAGTGCGGGCACGGTAAGCTCGGTGCTGAGCGGCAAGTGGGAGAACATCAGCGACGACATGTGGCGAAAGATAGCCTCTCAGGTGGGAACCGCCACCCCTGGTGCCTGGCAGATGGTGGAGACCACGGCAGCAAAGGAGATGGCCTATGCGATGACTGACGCCCAGGAATGGAAGAACGTGACCTGGGTGGTGGGCGAAGCCGGGTGCGGCAAGACCACGGCAGCGAAGCTTTACGAGCGTGAGCACAGCGGAGCCTACTATATTTTGTGCTCGGAAGACATGAAGCGCAGCGACTTTATCCGCGACATTGCGAAGAAGATAGGTCTGAGGACTGACGGCATGACGATAAGAGACATGCTTGACGCAATCATCGGTGCGCTGATACAGACGGAGAGTCCGGTGCTGCTGTTCGATGAAGCTGACAAGCTGACGGAAAGGGTGTTCCACTACTTCATAGACCTGTATAACAGGCTTGAGGACAAATGCGGCATCGTGTTTTTCTCAACCTCTTATATCAAGCGCAGGATGAAGATGGGATTGCGTTATGACAAGAAAGGCTATAACGAGATACACTCCAGGATAGGACGCAAGTTCTTCGAGCTGGAGCAGACAAGTCCGAACGACGTTTATGCAATCTGCGTGGCGAACGGACTGACCGACCGCAAGAAGATAGCTGAGGTGGTGAAGGACGCTGAGCAGTATGACTTCGACCTGCGGAGGGTGAAGAAAGGTGTACACAGAGTGAAGCAGATGGACGCTTGAACGGTGTTCAAATAACATTCAAACGATATGAAAAGAGCGATAAGCGTGAGCGAGCTGCTTTCGATGAAGAAGCAGACCTACAAACTGAGCGACGAGTGGCGTGAGGCTTTCGGCGAGCCTGAGCGGAACGGTGTGTGGTTCGTGTGGGGTCGAAGCGGAAGCGGCAAGACGAGTTTCGTGCTGAAGCTGTGCAAGGAGCTATGCCGATTCGGGCGAGTGGCTTATGACAGTCTGGAGGAAGGTTCGAGCCTGACGATGAAGAGTGCCTTTATACGAGCCGGGATGCAGGACGTGGCACGCCGAATGGTGCTGCTGGATGCCGAGAGCATGGAGGACCTTGACAAGCGGCTGTCTAAAAGGAAAAGCCCCGACACGGTGGTGATAGACTCCTACCAATATACGGGCATGAGCTTTGAGGACTATCGGGCTTTCAAGGCCCGGCATCCCAACAAGCTGCTCGTCATTATCAGCCAGGCCGAGGGCACACGCCCGAAGGGTCGTACAGCGTCGAGCGTGATGTTTGATGCCTCGCTGAAGATATGGGTGGAGGGATATAGAGCCATATCGAAGGGGCGATATTTCGGGGACAAGGGCTACTACACCATCTGGGCGGAGCGAGCTGAAGAATATTGGACCAATAACGACAAGAAGCAATGAGTAAGGACATGAACGACTACCGGCAGGGTGACACGATATATATCCTGCTGAAGAAGATCCAGGCGGAGAGCGTGATGGACGAATGGCTGGAGGGTAACTGGCAATGTGACCTGACGGTACACCGCAGCCAGAAGAACAAAGGTTGTGTGGTGCTGGAAACTACCGACCTGATGTTTGCGGCACGGATTATCCAGTGGCACACTTATGAGAGAGTAACATATAAACGCGAGAAACAATGAGCAGTAAGCACCGAATGATATGGCTGACGCCACCCGTGTATGGCAGCAAGGAAGAACGGATTGAGAGCCGAGGATATACTTGCGAATACTGTCATGGTCAGGGCGGTTTTTTAGGTGACCGGAGCAGCCCGAACGATAGCGAATGGAAAATCTGCCCTGTGTGTGAGGGCAGCGGCAAGATGGACGCCGAAGTGACCATCAAGTGGAAACCCAACAAACGAGATAAAGCGAAATGAAGATTTTAGACAACATCAATGCGTGGCTGAGCGCTGAGCGCAAGGCCCGTAGAGCGAGAAAGGCGGCGAAGAAGGCAGCCGAGTTAGTGAGAGAGAGCGAAGCGATAGTTCAGGCTCGCGAGTTCAGCGGTGAGGTGTACGTGTGTTTCAACAACGTGCCTATACTGCCAGCCGACGGGCTGACCTGGGACGTGCCGACGACACTTGCCGTGGCGAGGGAGGCGTGGCTGAAATGGAAAGAAAAGGAGGCAGAGCATGAACCACGTCGATAACTACGGGAAGTTCTACAAGCTGCTGAAGCTGCTTCCCGGCGCAGACAAGGAGACCTTGGTGCGTCAGTTTACCAACGAGAGAACCGAGCACTTGCGCCAGATGACCGACAAGGAGTATGAGCTTATGTGCAAGGAAATGGAGCGTGTGGCGGGCTACGACGAACGGCGTGCCGCTCTGCTGAAGGCGAAGCGCAAGGCGCGTAGCGGCGTGCTGCACCAGATGCAGCTGTGGGGTGTGAACACGGCAGACTGGAAAGCCGTGGACCGCTTCTGCGAGGACAAACGTATAGCTGGCAAGGCTTTCCGCTTCCTGGACAGCGTGGAACTGTCAGACCTGAACACGAAACTGCGTGCCATGAATCGCAAGAAGAAAGAAAACGAGTAATGAACCCATAAAAAGAAAAGACAATGGAAACAAAGAACGAGACAGTAGACCCCTTGAAGGGTATGACGAAGGAACAGCGTGCCGAGCTGTTAGCACGGCTGCAGACCGAGGTAAAGAACGACCGCATGGCGAAGCGCGAGAGCTACGAGGCGCTGCGTGGGCAGTTTATGCATGACGTGCTGGGCAGAGTGGAGAACTTGGAGAGTGAGGTTTCGGGCTTCAAGAAATGGCTTGACGACGAGGTGACGGCTTTCACGAAACTCATGCGCGAGTATGGCGCTGTGAAGAACGAGAGCCAGCAGAGCTACACGATCACTGACGGGGACTTCAAACTTGAGGTGAAGTTTAACAAGGTGAAGGGCTTTGACGAGCGTGCAGACCTTGCAGCCGAGCGCCTTGTGGACTATCTGAAGCGCTACATGGAGGCGAGCGAGAAGGGTGTGGAGGACCCGATGTACCAGATGGCGATGACGCTTCTGGAGCGCAACAAGACGGGCGACCTGGACTACAAGAGCATCTCGAAGCTTTATGAGCTGGAGGACCGCTTTGACGAGGAGTATGCAGAAATCATGCGTCTGTTCAAGGAAGCCAATGTGGTGCAGGCCACGGCGACGAACTACTACTTCTCTAAGCGCAATCCGGAGAACGGTGTGTGGAGCCGCATAGAGCCGAGCTTCTGCCGATTGTGATGATGTGCTGGGCCTTTTTGAGCCTTTCTGAGCCTTTGGAGGGCGCAAGATGAATAAAGCCACCTAAATATGAGCGATTTAGGTGGCTTTTTGCTTGCGGTTTAAGGGAAAAAGTTTATTTTTGCAGACTATGAAAAAAGGAAGGAATAAAGAGCTGATAAAGCTGAGGGACGAGGCTCTGTACCGCCGTTACTATTACTGGACGGAGGTGCAGCGCCTACGTTTTGATGATGCCCTGAAGCTTCTTTCAGAACGTGAGTTCTTTATTTCGGAAGAGCGCATCATGAGCATCATCAGACGCAAATGCAGGGAGGGCGGTATGGTAAACATGAAGCCCCTGCCGAAGGTGAAAGTTCCTCGGCTTACCGCGAGCCAGCTGGAGCTATTCCCGACGCTGTGAGAGAAGAGCAGACTCGTCGTGTATGGTGAACGAAAAGATGTACTCATAGACCTTTATGCCACCGGGCATAGAATAGAAACGCGACTTGGTGCGTATCATCGGCGACATATATCCGAATGGGCGGAAACACTGCAATGCGGTGTAGAGGCTGTTTGCCATTTGCAAACGCTCTGCCACCTTTGACTCGGTTCCCGATCCGTAGTGCGTGTCGTCATAGCAATCGACGGCGAGACGTACAGAGAACTGCACCTGCCCCTTCTGGCTCCCATGCCGACATTAGTCCAATCGGCTTCGAGATTGCCTATGAGTACGCACGGAAAGGTGACCGGGTAGGCATCTTCCTCAATGCCAGCCTCCAACTGACCACAGTCTTCGTCAACGAGTGAGAGACCGGTCATTTTGTTAGTGATGAGTTCGATAATGAGTTTGAACAATTCTTCCATAATGATTTTATTTTTGTGAGTTTAATATCTTGATAATTTCCTGTTTTGTGCGTTCGTGTATCATGTCCTGCAGCTCTCGGCTATCTCCGAGGAACTGTCGCTGTGGGATATGTACGGAGAGTTTCTTCTTTTTTGTGAGAGCGAGGGCACGCCACTTCTGTGCACGTGGATTTGCAGCAGCCTCGTCGGTACGCTTCTTTTTGCTTTTCTTGGAGGCGTTTCGCTTGATGCCCGCCTCGCGATAGAACATGGCCCATGCAAAGCGTCGCATCTTAGGTGTGACAGAGGGGTGGAGTGTTCCTCCCCAGTTGTGTATGGGAGCATATAGCAGGTCATTTGCCACCTTGACGCGATAGTCTGACGGCGTGTACTTTATGGACGCGAACAGATGGTTGCGTGAGGAAAGTAGCGGTCCATAGCGCGATGCTGCCGTCTTGCCTCCTGCGAGCTGCCTCCCGGTAGTTTGCCAATGGTGGACCCCACCATTGACAAAGGCACTGATACGGAAACTGTTCTGAAAGAAGTCCTTTGCCATGCGTCCTGCAATGACGGGGAGGCGCCTTCGCATAAGATGGTCGATTTGTTTGCTATGCGATTTTAGTTGGTTTGAGAAATCCTTTAGTTCCATACCATTGGGAATAAGACGTAAAACATGAGTGCTGCGATGATGCCGCCGAGAAAGGTGCAGAGCCAGTCAGTCCAGTCCCAGAGGTTGCCGTATAGGCGGTCTTTTAGCTCAAGGCACGATGCAGCGACGGCTGCGGCATATATGGCAGCATAGAAAGAACCGGCAAGTGTGGCGACGATGAAGCCGCCGATGAGATGCTTGTATCGGTTAGACGCTGCGAAAAAAGAGAAAAATTTGTTCATAACGCTTGTTTATTAAATTATTATTGTTATCTTTGCAGTGACTTAGAAATAAGTTATGTGTGTTTCGGCACGCATCCGGCGCCGGGGTGTTCCTTGAGAGACCCGGCTTTTTTCATATTTCATAGTGAAGCAACTCGTTTCTACCCTTTATGACACAATAGATATGCTTCAAATCCTTATCAAGCAGATTCCCGTCAAAATTCCGATAGAACTTGAAATAGTTGATGGATTTTTTCATTTTTGTCTCATCAAACAGGTTTGGATCATGGAAATACAGACAAAGAGCATCCGCTTTCTCCTCGACGTCGCTTCTGCTGTTGTATCGGCGTAACTGATCATTCTTTTTAACAAATATATTTGAGTACCATCCACGTCCAGTAACCGAGCGTATGTCCATATATTTGTCATCCATAACCATATCGAGAGCCGCTAATTGCTGTCCATTTTTCTTTTTTGTCTCATTACAGAAGATAGCTTTGTGTCCCATTGAGAACAGTTGATTTTGACATTCATTTTCCAGGTCGGAAGAAGTAAGTCCGCCAAAGAACCTTTGTGCGTGTTCGCCCTCATGAGTTATATGACCAATATGTGCGGCTTTGAGTCCACCAGTACGTTTGTCGAAAACAACATCTTTGTATTCTGGGTCGTGAAGCAAGCGTTTGTATTCAACCCTATTAGCTTTTAATTTCTCCTTATCTGGCTTATCTGATTTGCATAACGAGTCTAAACAGTTGTTGATGTACGGGCAGTTGTAGCAGTCTTTAGCCTTGTTGTTGAACAAATGGCTCAGCTTGTCCCTGAAGCCCGGTTTATAGAAACTGCATGAGCTGCATGACTTGGGGAAATACGGATGCGACTGTGCGAACACAGCCCCGTCAGTTCCTGGATTGGAATCGAGTCCGGGCTGCGGATTGCTTGCCTTGTCGGAAGAAGGCGTAGCAGTGCATGGCTCGTCGGTGGATGTAAGCGAGCATTTGCAGTTCCATCGATCGCCCGGTCGGTGTTCGTTCCAGAAGGGGTCGTTGATGGGTCGGATCGTGTTCCAAAAGAGCTGATGGTCGGCTCCCGGATTGGGCGATGTGGATGGCATCCATTTGAGGTTGGGCAGCACGTCTGCCTCCCGTAGGAACTGCTGCCAGTCGGCAGCCTGGTGTGCGCGGACAACCGCCGTGTCGTACTCTGTTCGCAGCCATGCCCCACACTGATGCGAGGCGATGGGCAGGACATCGTTTGCCCACTGATTGAACGGCTTTAAATCGCCGTTTGAATCGGTGAGAAGTCTTGCCATATCAGATTGCATACGGTGGACCTTGAAGGCAGAGAAGACCTCGTTGGAATGGCGTAGCGCCTGTCGGAAGTCGTCATCCATGTCGGGCCCATCGGATGCAGCCATGCCCTGTGCTGTTGCCTCATTGAACCTACGTAGGATAGCACGGAACAGTTCGGGCGAAAGGTCGGCGGGAGACTGAGCCTTGCCCCGACGGTAGATGTCGTGGAGAACCTGCGCGATGAAGTCGTCTGAGAACTCCATGGACGCAGCCACATCGTCAGTCTTCGCTTGGTAGAGATTGTTGACTACCACTCTAAATCCGCCCCGCCCGGTTGCGGGGCTTTTGCGAAAAAAGAGCGCAGCCAGTTTTTGAAAGACTTTTTTTGTTTGGGCGACGGTTCGGAGTTCTTTTTGTCGTCGCTGTTATCGGGTTCGTCATCATCATCGGCTGGGAGCTGCTGATTGGCAATGGAGGCAAGCGCCTCCTTTTTTTGTAGCTGTTCGGCTTTCAGTTTGTCGTAATCGGCAGGTTTTTCGACACCGAACTCCTCATAGAGATAGTCGTCGGAGACAGGCAGCTGGAAGTTGGCTCGCAGCTGCGTGAGTATGTTCATCTTTGTGGGAGGGTCGATGTCCTTCTGCTCGGGGAAACAGAACTCTCCGCCAAAGGTATTGATGCCCATGCGCTGGAATATGTCCGTCATGTCATAATTGAGCACATCGAGGATGTATCGTCTGTCGGCCTGCGCCACTCGGTCCTCCACCTTCTTGTGTACCGTGCCGAGCGCTTGCGTTCCGTTTTCTGAGGACTCGGTGGTGAGCGTGTTTCCGAGTATGAGCTTTGAAATCTCGTTGTTGCAGCGCTCACAGAATCTCTCGTAGACATCTGCCGACCCCGTCTTGTTGCCCGCCTCAACGAGGTTTAGCGTGGTGTCCTTGCCATGCACGAAAACTGCGAGCGAGCCGGCATTGTATGCATCGTCGATGGCTCGCTGTCGTGAGTCCTCGTCATCGGTCTCGTAAGTGTACTCCTGAATGGGCATGCCAAAGACCTCGGAGAACTGTGACCAGTCGCCCGTGGTGTTGCGCTTGTATATGACCCATGGTGCAGCCTTGGCGAGGAGTCCGAGGTCAGAAGGCGATCCGATGAAAAGCAGGTCGGGGTATTCGTCCCATGAGGTGCCGGTGATGTCGGTCTGATGTCGTAGTATGAGTCGGCGCACCGGGTCGGCGTGCTTTCTTGGGATGAGGTCGTAATCGACCCATTCGCCCTGGCGATAGAACTGGCAGAGGGAGAAGCCCCACATCTTTGCATCGATGATGTCGGTGACGAGTCGTGAGAACCATGGTGACTTAATCTGCTCGTTGACCGCCTCGTCGGGCTTGCCGTCTCTCCAGAACTCGATGTCGGCACATAGTACTGCATTGCGTCGCTTCTCGATGACGCACGAGAGGTGTGTGTCCATGAGTATGTCAGAGTAAAGGTCGTAGAGTTTGTATCGTCGCGAGAAATCGACATCCTCTGCCGCCCGGACAGCCGAAGTGAAGTCTGCGATGTCGATTCCGAAGCGCTTTGGCTGCGTGAGCACAATGACATTGGGGTGCTGCTGTCCCTGCTGGGGAATGTTTCCGCCAATGGTGATTTTGCCCTTTGGGGCTTTGCTATACTTTCGTTTTGTCATAATCAGAATTTTTAATTGTCAGTTACCAGTGATTGACCCGTTTGGGGTTGCTTTTCAAGCGGAATGGCGCATGTGCAGCACGCACCTCCTCGGGCAGTAGCGGTGCCCCCTGGATGGAGATGTCCTCTGCGGCGACCGCCTTCATCCACTCGACTGCCCGGTCGTAGCGGTCCTTGCGCAGCTGCGAGAGTTTCTGCGGGTTGTGAATACAGAAGATGTGGTATACGGCGATGTCTATGACCATCATGAGTACGAGCTGGAGTCGGTCGGCCCCAGTGGCCGCAAAGATACGGTCGCAGTCGTATCGTTTGGAGAGATAGCACCTCATTTCGGCGATGGCGCGATCCTCACAAATCTCGATGACCGATTCGTCGGCTCTGGTGAGCGCATCGAGAATCTCTCGGTGAATGGAAGCATCGTAGTCGGAAAGTTGTACGAATTGGCTCATATATACATTGTTTTGAATTTATAATCTTCGTTTGTTGCGTGTGCGTATGTCGGCACGCGAGCGTGTGAGGGGTGGTTCGGCCCTGTGCTGAATCTCGTCGATGATGCGATTGCCGCCCTCTACGGCATCAGGACCGTCGGCCGGATAGCGTAGGGAGAGAGTGAAGAGCGTGAACTGGTCGAGGAGTTCCTTCATGTGTGGATTGTCGCGTTCCGCCTCGTTGAGTATGAGATTACCGGCACGGTTCATGGGCTCCAGATTGGCCTCGATGCGTGTTGCCTTGTCGGTTTTCTTCTCCTCGTCGCCCCTGATGTAGAGCTGTACGCCCTGCTCGCGTCGCACCTTGGCGACGAGCGGCTTAAATACCTGCTGAAAGAACGGGTCCTGAAGTTTGTTGTTCTCCATGTAGCAATAGACAGGAGCACGACCTCCGACAAATGCGAGCAGCTGCACATACCAGTCGATGAACTCGGCATTGAGCGCCTGAGCCAAAAACGTCTTTATGACGTACAGCTTGCCGGAGAGCTTGCCGAGGAGTGAGACCGTCTTGAACGACTTGCCTTTTTTGCCCTTGCCTTCGCCCGGAGCGGGGTCGCCGTAAGCCACGAGGAACTTGAACTTGGAGAGCGGCGGCACCTTTCCGAAAGCCATCTCGGAGAATATCTCGCCCTCTGAGATGGGGTTGTTGAAGTACTCGCCCTGCGCTGACTTCTTGGAAATCTTGGCGAGAACACGGTCGATGTGCTCCTCAGAGTTTTTCTCGGGCCATGTGGAGTGTCCGTCCTTGTCGCGGATATTAACGATGTCCCAATGGTCGGCCATTGCTCCTGCGCGGACGACACAGCAGTCCTTGGCGATGATGTTGCCACAGAAGAGCACCAGTGTAGGCTCAGAGACAGAGCGCGTTGGGTAAAGCGCCTTCTCCCACCAGTCCCATCGTTTCTGTATGATGTCGGGATTGAGCGTGTCCTGGTCTGTGTCGAAGTCATCGACAACCAATACATCCGGGCGTACGGCATCCTTTCGGGAGCCACGTGGTGACTGTCCTGCACCGAGTGCCCGGAATGCCACGCCCTGCTTGGTGATGAACTCGTCCTCCGTCCATGAGCCGAGCGACTGCTGCTTTCCGTAGTAGGCGATGATGCGCCCGTTGGCCTCGAGGTTGGCCCGGAACGGGTCGAGCAGGCGGACGGCATTGTCGAAAGAATTGGATGTGAGTATGACATTTCGTTTAAGCCCGGTGAGTGTGAGGTACATGATGCAGAACATGGCACAAGTGGACTTGGCGAGCTCCCGGCTCCATGAGATTACCTCGAACACTCGGGATTGGAGAGAATGCGTCGTATGGCCCTTTTCTGAAAAGGTGCGAACTCATACTGTGCGAAGTTCGGGAAAAAGAATTTTATCCATTCGAGCGGGCGTGCTTCAAGCCATGCACGGTGCTTCTGTATTTCGGCCTGTGACATGGAGCGATCGACGGGCGTTGCGCGTGCGATGTTGTCCTTGAACTTTTCCCAGTTTTGTAGTGCTATACGGTCAGTCTGTTTCATACGCCGTTAGAGTTTGTCCTTGATGTAAGCGTCGAAAAGCGAGGTTAGCTCCTTTGCCTTGTCGAGGTCGGATGGTCGCATCCACTCGATGACATCAGTGAGCACAGCGATGCGGTCGGCGATACCCACCTCTTGCTCCATGTTTCGTATTGCGGATGTGAGCTTCACGATAGTGTCAGCCTGCTTAGCATCAGGGTATCGTTGTCCCTCTGGTTTGAGCTGTATTGCGTTGTTGACTTCGGCTACCTGACGATAGAGGCTTTGTACCTGCTCACGTCGTGTTAGCGTGAGTCCGACCTTCTGTTCCTCCCATTTGCCGCCGCGGCACCAGTTTGAGACTGTGACGCGTGACACTCCCACACGGTCGGCAATCTCCTGCTGTGTGAGGTTTTCCCGGAGATAAAGCGTGCGAGCCCACTCTTTTTTCTGTGTATTGGTTAAATCTGCCATTGAAAAATCTGTTTATAATGTGAATAAATGCAGTGCAAAATTACCGTGAAAAGGAGTGAATCCGAGCGAGTGAAAAGCATGATGACAAGTTGCGGCGTTATGATGCCGGCATAACGTTTCATGATAAAACAGGGGGTATGGAATGAGGTTGGAAAGCCATTAACTTTGCAACCGCAACATGGGCAAACTGCCCGACAAAGAAGGAGACAATGAGCAAATATTTCAATATCAAGAAAGCGGCGAGCGTGAGCACCATCTACATGTATGGCGACATCGGCTACGAGGTGGCGAGCGGGCAGATAGCCGCCGAGCTGGCAGCCTGCGCCGAGGAGAGTGAGCGTATAGACATCCGCATCAACTCGAACGGCGGCGACGTGTTCAGCGGTATAGCCATCTACAACGCCATCCGCCAGAGCAATGCAGACATACGTCTTTACGTGGACGGTGTGGCGGCGAGCATGGCGAGCGTGATAGCGCTGTGCGGCAAGCCAGTGGAGATGAGCCGGTATGCGCGTCTGATGCTTCACAGCGTGAGCGGTGGCTGCTACGGCAACAAGCAAGAGATGGCGAAGTGCATCGCGGAGATAGAGAACCTGGAGGACAGTCTGGGCGAGATGTACGCCCAACGCATGGGCATGAGCAAAGAAGAAGTGAAAGCCCAATACTTTGACGGGACAGACCACTGGCTGACGGCGCAGGAGGCCCTGCAGATGGGTCTGATAGACGGCATTTATGATGCGGACCCCGTGGCTGAGGACAGCACTCCAGAGGAGATATACACAACATTCAACAACCGGCTCAGGAACGAGCCACAAAAAGCGAACGATATGACATTAGAAGAACTGAAGAAACAGGCGCAGTTTAAGGACTGCAAGAGTGATGAAGAAGTGGTGGCGAGGGCTCAGCACTATGCGACCCTTGCCGGCAAGGCACAGACCTTGGAGGACGAGAACAAAGCGCTGAAGACGAAGCTGAAGGGCTTTGAGGACAAAGCCGAGGCAGACGCAGAGGCTGAGCGCAAGGAACTGTTGGACGCAGCTGAGCAGGACGGCCGCATTAACGCTGAAAGCCGCCCGACCTCGAGAACATTCTGAAGGGAAACATGGCCGAGGGCAAGAAGGTGCTTTCCGCGCTGACCCCGAAGCGCAAGGTGATGAACGACCTGCACGTGCAGCCCGGCGTGAGCGACGGCCCATGGGAGCAGCGCCAGAAGCAGATCAGAGAAGCGCGCATGAAGCGCCAGTTCCAGTAAAGGACGAGAGAGACAGAAAAACCATAAAAAGGAAAACAAATGGCAATAGTAGTAAAGAACACGAACTACAACGGCGAGGTGCTGGAGCGCATCCTGACCGTTGCGACCACTGGCAACGAGCTTGTGGACAAGGGACTCATCATGGTGATTCCCGGTGTGGAAAAGAAAATCAGCGTGCCACGCCTAAAGGCGGGCAAGATGCTGCAGAAGCGCAAGGAAGACCCTCAGAAGAGCGATGCCCAGGGCGACTTCAATTACAGCGAGCAGACCTTGGAGCCCCACGACTTCATGGCGTTCACGGTGTTTAACCCGCGAGCTTTTGAGCAGATATGGAGAAAGTGGCAGCCTAAGGGCAACCTGGTGTTTGCGGAACTTCCTCCCGAGGCCCAGAACGCTCTTCTGGAGGCGCTGTCGAAGCAGGTGCAGTTTGAGCTTGGCAACCTGTTTGTGAACGGCGAGTATGTGAGCGGCGGCACCGACGACCAACTGATGGACGGCATATTGACGCAAGCAGCCAAGGCAAGCGACGTAATTGTGGTGAACCCTGAGGGCCCCACCTCGATGATAGACCGCTTGTATGCTGTGCGCAACGCCATCCCCAAGGCGATGCGCGAGAACCCGAACCTGCGCATTCTGATGAGCGTTGACGACTTTGACCAGTATGACAAGGAACTGACAGAGCGCGAGCACAAGAACTCGAACGAGAGCGAGGTGAACAGCAAGCGCTTCAAGGGCATCGCCATCGAGACTGTGGCCGCCTGGCCTGACTCGCTCATCATGGCGACGCTGTGCTCGCCCGATGCGGACGGCAACTTCTTCGCTGCGGTGAACCTTCAGGACGACGAGAACGTGATCCAGATAGACAAGCTGAGCAACCCATCGGAGCTGTACTTCTTCAAGCTGCTGATAAAGGCCGACACGAACGTTGGCTTCGGCGAGGAGATTGTGGTGATGGACTGGAGAAAGACCAAGAAATTCAATTACGTGCCCGAGGGATAGAAACTGGGAACGGCGGAGTGCGTGGAACCGCCTCCGCCCAGGTAACAAATACAACTAAAATAAAAAAAGATTATGGCAGAGAAAAAGACAGTGAGTGTGAAGGTCGTGGCAAAGTTTCGCGACAAGGAAGACCTGAGCGTGGTGCACGAGGCAGGTGAGGTGCTTGAATTTGAGCTGGATCGTGCTCATGACGTTGTGGAACGCGGTTTAGCAGAGTATGCTGACCCCATCGGCTAGGCTATGGCAAGGATGAAATATCTGGTGCTGCACTGCACAGCCACTCCTGAAGGCCGTGAGGTAAGCTCTAAAGAGATACGCCACTGGCACACTGACCCGGTGAAGAAGGGCGGCAGGGGCTGGAAGCAGGTGGGTTACACCGATTTGTTCCATCTGGATGGAACAGTGGAGCGCCTGGTGAAGAACAACGAGGATGCCGAGGTGGACCCCTGGGAGGTGACGAACGGTGCTGCGGGCTATAACTCGGTGAGCCGCCATGTGGTGTATGCCGGCGGTCTGGCAAAGGACGGCAAGACGGCCAAGGACACGCGCACGGCGGCACAGCTGAAGGCTATGACTGACTACGTGAGGGACTTTCACGAGAGGTTTCCACAGATCAAGATTGTGGGTCACCGTGACCTGCCCGGCGTGAATAAAGCCTGCCCGAGTTTTGACGTGAAGGCATGGTTGGAGAGCATCGGCATCAGGCAGTAAGGAGAGTGTGAAAACAGAGTAAATAACGAATAAAGAGAAAACAAGGATGGCGGACACAGTAATCATGCAAATCCTGCAGTGGGCTATACCCTCGGGCGGCATAGGTGCCGCCATCGCTTGGGTTGCGAACCGCAAGGTGAAGGAGGCCGAGACGGCGAAGAGCGTGCATGACACCTACAAGGTGATGTACGAAGACGTATCGACGCTGCTTGTTGAAACGCAGAAGAAATATGAAGAGACGACAAAGATCACTGAGAAACTGGTGGCTGAAAACAACCTCACGCGACGTGCTGTCAACCGTCTGTCGCGTGCCATTGAGGCTATTCAGCTATGTCCTCACAGGGCTGCTTGTCCTGTCAGCAGCGAGCTGCAGCTCGACGAGACAGACGGTGAGGTCGGAAAACAAAGTGTCGGCAAGCGCAGTGCGAAAGGACAGCGCAAGCGCCGCGACGAGCGTGATGAAGGCGTGGTGGACGGCGCCGGTGAAGGCGGACACGGCATTGCTGGAGATAGCGCTTGACTCCGGTCTGTGGCGACTGCCTGAAGGAGCGAGCTATGCTGCGATCTCGGGCCGTGCGCACGTGAAGGCGAGTGTGAAGCAGAACACGGGCGGCAAGCCTCCTACCCTGGTGATAGAGAGCGGCTGCGACAGTTTGGCGCGTCTGTGTGCGTATTATGAGGCGGAGAACGAGCGCCTGAGCGTGAAGAACGCTCATCTTCAGAACAGTGCTCAAACGGCGGTTGAAGAACGTTCGAAAGAGCGAGGGCTGTGGTGGGTGGACTGGTGTGTATTTATTGCAGGCGGAATAGTCTGCACGGTAATAACAATTTTAACAATGAAGATTTATGAACGATTTTATGTACGGCCTGGCGGTCGTTAAGGTAGGCGAAAAAAAGCTTGGCTACATCGAGGAAAACAGCTTCAAGCTGAACGGTGCGAAGGGCGAGGTGACGAAGATTAACGCTGCCCAGAAGCATGGCGGCCCTGTGCTTGTGATTCCGAAGTCGAACGGCACGATTGCCCCGAGCTTTGACTTGATCCAGATGGACTACGAGAACATGGCAGCTCTGATGGGCGGTGTGGTGAAGAAGACGGCGGAGAAAGCGACAGGCTGGGAAGCTCCATCGGACCTGGTGCAGATAACGAGTCCACTGACGATACAGACGGACTCGTCGCACGAGATAAACATCCGGAAGGCTTTCATCTCGGCATACATTGACGGCGACCTGAACTTGGACAGTGTGTCGAAGGTGAAGGTTGAGGTTGAGGTGATGATTCCGGACGACGGTAGTAAGCCTTACAGCATTGATGATGTGGCTGGATAAATAAACACCGAGAGCGATGAAGGACAGCCATATTGAGAAGGAGGCAGCGGAGGCACTTTTGGACGTGGGTGTCTCCGTTCCTTTTAAGGAGTTGCGTCTGCCGTGGCGCAAGGAGGCGATACGTCTGCGTTTCAGGATGGGCCGTCCGCGTCTTGGCGGTCAGATACGTATAGCTCGTCTGTTTGCCGGCATGAACGTGACTCACGCGGAGCTGGAGGCGATGACAGAGTCAGAGCGTCTGGCTTGGCTTGGGGAGCACGGTCGCACTGTGAGCCGGATTGTTGCTCTGACGATATGCAGGGGCAAGTGGAGCGGGCTGCTGCTGTCGGGCGTGGTGGCATGGTTGCTACGCTGGTGGGTGGATGACGTTTGGCTTGAGGCTGCTTTTCGACGTTGGACGCTTCTGCTGGGTACTCGGGGTTTCGAGAGTATTATCGCATTGTCGGCGGCGACGAATCCGCTGAAGCCGACGATAGCGAGCCATTAAAGGAAGGGGAGTTAAGAACTAAGTATGAGGGTTCACATAGCCTCTTCGGTATGCTTTGGCAGGTGGCTCAGGCTACTGGCTGGAGTGTGGACTATATGCTGTGGGGTGTGAACTGGGAGACTCTGGTGCTGATGCTTGCCGATGCCCCGCGGTATGTGAAGGTGAAGGGCAGGGAAGATTCTGGGCCGTCGCGTAAAGTGAATGGGAAGCGCACTGCGCAGGAGATCCTGGAGTGTTTTCAAACAAGACTGAAGAAATGACATGAAAGCTGTAGAAGTAGAATTATTGATGAAAGGGAACCTTAGCCAGGGCATGTTGGATGCCCAGACTAAGGCTAATTTGCTTGATGAGTCCTTGAAACGAGTCGGCATGACCATTGGCGGTGTGTTCACGGCACAGAAGGTTGTGGAATTTGTGAAAACAATGATCGATGTGCGCCAGGAAGTGGAAAACCTCATCATCTCGTTTGAAACATTGTTAGGCAGCAAGGACAAAGCCACACAGTTCTTCAGCGAATTGAGTGAATATGCCGTGAACACACCGCTTATGCTTAATGATCTTGCAGGAGGAGCGCAGACTATGCTCGCATTCAATATCGAAGCGGAGAAAGTCATACCAACCCTAAAGCAGATTGGTGACATCTCCATGGGCGACCGTGACCGCTTCAACTCGCTTGTACTTGCATTTTCGCAAATGTCGGCTACAGGCAAACTGATGGGACAGGATTTGCTCCAGATGATAAATGCCGGTTTCAATCCACTCGCTACCATATCGGAAAAAACAGGCAAAAGCATAGGGCAACTCAAAGACGAAATGTCCGCAGGTGCTATCAGTTCTGAAATGGTGGCACAGGCATTTGCAGACGCAACCGCAGAGGGTGGCAAATTTCATGGTATGCTGGATAAGCAAAGCAAAGGTTTGAAGGGACAAATCTCAAATTTGGAAGGTGCTATTGACAACATGTTCAATGCCATGGGCGAAAAGAGTGAGGGTATTTTAACTGGTAGCGTTGAAGTGGCTTCAGAACTTGTAAAGAACTATGAAGCGGTAGGAAAAGCCCTTATGTCGCTTGTTGCGGTATATGGCAGTTATAAAACAGCTTTGATTGCAACACTGGCAGTACAGAAGGCTGCTTCTTTTGTTGAAAACATTCGCCTTGTGGCTATGTTCCGTAAAGAATTGGGACTTGCAACAGCTGCACAGCAAGCCTTCAATATAACAGCAAATGCCAATCCTTATGTGTTACTTGCAACTGTTATTTTGTCTGCTGCCGCTGCGCTGGCTATATATTCAAAGAATTGCTCTGCAGCAGCTGACGAGGCTCAACGTGCGGCTGACCGTGAGAAAGAACAGACAGATGCAATCAATGACAAAAAAGAAGCGATTGAAAAATGTATAAGCACCATAACAGATGAAAATCTAGCGGAACTAGACAGACTAGAAGCTCTAGAAAAGCTAAAGAAATTGATGCCGTCAGTATTTGAGAAATACAAGACCGAAAAGGAACTTATCGACAAACTGACGGAGGCACGCCGAGAATATAACGAGGAACTTCGTGAGGAACGTAATCTTAAAGGCGAAGGTAATTTGAAGGCAGACCAACAACGAGTGGCGGATCTGAAGAAATATTTGAAATTGCGCAAGCAGTACTACAAAACCGGTCGCTTGAATATGTCAGATTCTGATTATAATCTCTATCAGAACCTTGACAAGAAATATAATAAAGAAGTGAGGAACGTGCGTGGTACGTTTCAGACATTCAACTCCGCTATAGAATCGTTGATTAAAGCTTCAGAGGGTACGGTGTGGAAAGATGTGCAGCAAGTGCGAACAGATAACCATAACAAGTTTATGGCAAAGTTGAATAGTATGAACGCAGAGACCGCTCAAAAGACTATCAACTTCTACAAAAATTGTATCTCCTCTGCAAACAAGCAAGGAAAGAAACTTGTACAACTTCCAGGAGAGAGTGTTGCAACTAGTGTAGACGAATTGCAAAACCGCATCAAATCGGCCACTGCTCGTATGAAAAGCATACACGAGAATGCCTCTAAAGACTTCATGAAAGATGCAAAAACTGCATGGACTAATGCACAGAATGAAGTAAATAAAGTCATAAAGAATCGCAACAATCGTTCCCTTTATCCTGATGAAGCGTCCTATCTTGCAGCATTACGCAAGGCACGCGATGAAGAAAAGAAGGCAAAGGCAAACTATGAGGCTGCAGGTGGTGACACATCAAAGAAAACAAAAAAGACAAAGAACACTGGTCTTACACCTCAGGAGAAAGCTAATATAAAGGCTGCAGAGCAAGAAGAGAAAGGGCGTCAGGTAGAAGCGGCACAACGTAAACAAGAAGCGTCAGAAAAGCAAACCGCATTTGATTTGAAACAAGCGGAGATTGACGGCTTGCAAGAGGGTTTTGACAAGGAACTTGAAACGATAAATCTCAATTACGATAAACTTATCGAAGCGAACCGTTTGCGCCAGCAAGAATGGGTAGATGAACTTCAGAATATATCAGACCTCTCATTTGAACAGGCTCATCCTAACTGGAAGAAGCAAGGGTTGAAGCGTCCAACTGTTACTATGGATGATTTGAGTGCTGACCAAAAAAACTATCTGAAACAATATACTGAAGCCGCAAACGCATACAAGCAAAATTCCGAAGCAAAGCTCTATCAGAATTTGCTCGCCAAGTACCAAGACTACGAGGAGCAGCGCAAGAGCATCAGCGAGAAGTTTGCTAAGGATCGTGCTCAGATAGAGAAGGCTGTGGACGCAGACGGGCGTCCTATAGGCGAGGATGTGAAGGAGCGTGCGTTGGCAGAGCTGTCGAAGCAGGAGCGTGCTGCGCTGAAGTCTGTGGACGATGCTCAGCTGACGGAGCTTGGCAAGGAGAACAAGGTGCTTGTGGACTTGTTTGCTGACACTTCGGAGAAGAGTGTGGCTGAGGTTCAGAAGATAATAGACCGTATAAAGATGCTGATGGACTATCTGCGTGGGACAAAGGACGCTGAGGGCACGGCTGTGATAAAGGACGGGAACGGAAGGACGGAGCGGAGGATCACGCAGAAGGATATGGCGGGGCTTGGTTTTTCGCCGGCTGAGCTGAAGGCCCTGGAGAAGAGTCCTGAGAAGCTGAAGGCTCTGACGGAGCAGTATGAGAAGCTGAAGAAGGAGGTGCTCGGTAAGAATCCGTTCAGGGCTCTGGCTGATGCGGTTGGGGAGCTGTTCAAGCACGGCGAGGACGGTGAGGAGAAGGGCTTGAGGCCAAGCTGAAGCGCCTTGGTGAGTCTGCTGCGGCTTCTGCTGAGATGGTTGGCGACCTGGCCGGGAGGTTGAGCGAGATGTTTGAGGCGGCGGGCAACGATGGCATGGCTGAAGGCGATTGGAGCTGTGCAGGGTGTGATGACGAGTGTGAGCAACATAGGCCGTGGCTTTGCTGAGGGCGGCGTCGTTGGCGGCATAGCTGCTGCCGCGGGCGAGGCTATCGGCTGGGTGACCAAGGCTTTTCAGGCGAGTGCGCGTCATAAGGCTGCTTTGGAGAAGATCATGGAGGAGGTGACGGCTCAGCAGCGTGAGTATAACCTGCTGCTGATGGAGCAGAACCTGGAGCTGGAGAAGGCTCAGACGATATTCGGCACGGACACTTATGGGAAGGCTGCGAACGCTGTGAGGGTGATGAAGGATGCCTACGCTGGCCTGAAGGCGGAGATTGCGGGCACGGCTGAGCAGCAGAAGAAGTTCGGATACACGGAGACTGGCAGTGCCTTCTGGAACAAGATAGTGAACAAGGGCTACTCGGAGCTGAAGGATGCGTACTCGGGTCTGGCAGACATTGAGATAAAGACGGGACACAAGAAGACGGGTCTGTTCGGCTGGGGCAAGGGCAAGGATACGTACAGCAGCATTCTGGATGTTTATCCGGAGCTGATAGACAGTGCGGGGAACTTTAACCGTGAGCTGGCAGAGAGCATCATGAACAGCCGTGAGTTTGCGAAGAATGACAAGGAGGCGCTGCAGTATATCATAGACCTATATGACCAGGCAGAGGAGGCTTGGGAGTCTGTGAAGGACTACTTTGAGGGTGTGTTCGGCGACCTTGGTCAGACGCTGACGGACGCTCTGGTGGACGCCTTCAAGAACGGGACGGATGCGGGCAAGGCTTTTGCGGACTCGCTGACGGGTATGCTGGAGAAGCTGGCTGAGCAGATGATATACACGGTGACGATAGCCCCACTGCTGGAGAAGGCTCAGGAGGAGATGCTGGACGTGATGAAGCGCGAGGACCTGACTGACGAGGAGAAGTTCGGCAACTATGTGCGGATTCTGGACGAGATGACGGACAATGCACTGAGCCAGCAGGGAACCTTCAACGCGCTTCTGGAGAAGTATCGCCAGCTGGCGAAGGATAAGGGCCTGGACTTGTGGCAGGGTGACAGCACGACGCAGACGGGCAAGAGCGGTGCATACACGACGGCCTCGCAGGAGAGCATAACGAAACTGGAGGGTCTGTACACGGCGATGCTGGTGCACGAGACGAACATAGACACGAACGTGGAGAATGTGGCTGGGAGCATGCAGACGGCTCTGGGGCACCTGAAACGTATAGATACGAACACGGGCGAGTGCAGCGAGACGCTGAAACTGATGCGCAAGGACATGCGTGACATGAAGGACGACCTGACCACGCTGCGTAGGGACGGCATTAAAACAAGGTAAGAAAAAAGGAGGAAAGAGCATGGAGATAACGAAAGGCCTGCTGTACATAAACGACAAGGACGCAGCCCAGGAATGGGGCGTGTTCCTGACGGAGAAGAAGGAGGGAGAATGGACTAACTATGAGGCTCTGCTGAAGCCGAGCACGACGAAGGAGCTGACTGTGGTGGACAACCCTGACGCTGACGGGGAAGAGCTACCGGAAGAAATAGAGCTGCACCTTCAGGCGCGTGACGTGGAGCTGTACTTCTGCCTATGGGCTGAGTCGGCGCAGGCGTACTTCGTGAACTACGGCAGGTTCTTCACGATGCTGCGGACGGGCAAGGACGGATGGCTGGAGGTGAGGCTGCCGGAGATAGACCGCACGTTCAGACTGCGGTATCTGGGGGCAACGGAGACGGAGCAACTGACCCCGATAGGCGAAGGCGGCGTGTGCAGCAGGATGCGGCTGAAATTCAGGGAGCCGAAGCCTCTGTACTGAAACGGCGTTTGCAAGGTATTCAAACAACGATAAAACAACGATAAAAAGGACATCAAAGGACATGGAGCTGAAGATATATGACAAACGGAACCGGCTGAGGACAACGCTGGTGCCCGACAGTAGCAGCACCCACCACGAGGAGGTGGGCGGTGACGACTACCTGAGCGTGTCGCTGGACAGCCAGGAGAGCGTGACACTGGAGCTGAACGACTGGACGGTGTGGGAAGGGCGGAAGTTCTGGTGTGTGGAGACGTACACGCCGAAGCAGACGGGTCGCAGGAAATGGACGTACTCGGTGAAACTGTACGGTGCGGCGAGCCTTATCAAACAGGCTCTGATGCTGAACACTGAGGATTCGCCCGTATTCAGCTACACGGCGACGGCGCGTGAGCATGTGGCCCTGGTGGTGAAGAACCTGAACCGCTGGATGGGCGGCATAACGGACTGGAAGGTGGGCAAGGTGGAGGCTACGGGGAACATCGTGGTGGACTACTCGGAGGGTCTGTACGGGAACGACGCTCTGAAGAAGATAGCCGACGAGGCCGGGACGGAATGGTGGATAGAGGGCATGACGGTGAACGTGTGCCGCTGCGAGAGGGGCGACGAGGTGACGCTGGGCTACGGCAACGGTCTGTTGAGCATAGAGCGTGACTCGGCTGACAACGTGAAGTTCTTCACCCGACTGTTCCCGATAGGCAGCAGCCGCAACATAGACGCTGAGAAATACGGCAGCAGCCGACTGCTGCTTCCGAGCCGTGTGACGTATGTGGAACGGAACACGGAGCTGGGCATTGTGGAGCACTTCGAGCAGGCGGCGTTCCAGGACATATACCCGAGGCGCACGGGCGAGGTGAGCTCGGTGAGGAAGGAGACGAAAAAGGGCGATGACGGCAAGCCATTCGACATATACTACTTCACGGACGGCGGGATGAACTTCGACCCGAACGAATATGAGATAGGAGGCCTGGTGAAGCGTGTGACGTTCCAGACAGGGCAGCTGGCCGGTCTGGGCAACGACGAGGACGGGGAGCACTACTTTGAGGTGAACTATAACAGTGCGACGCGTGAGTTTGAGCTGATAACGATATGGCCATACGATGACGACACGCAGGTGCCAGGCGGAGTGCTGGAGCCGAAAGCGGGGGACACCTATATACTGTGGAACGTGCGTATGCCGGACGAGTATTACCCGATAGCTGAGGAGGAGTATGCGACGGCGGTGGAAAAATATATGGACGAGCACTGCCTGGACAAAAGCGTGTACAAATGCTCGACGGACTATGTGGCGCTGAAGAAACGCGGCGTTGTGCCGTGCATGGGGCAAAGGGTGCGGTTGGAGAGTGACCGCTTTTTTGCGAGCGGCTACCGTGAGAGCCGCATAACGGTGGTGGACCAGAAGCTGGAGCGGCCGACGGAGGCAGACATCGAGATAAGTGACGTGCTGTCGCAAACGACGCAGAGCCGTATGGCTGACGAGATAGAGAACGTGCGGAGCGAGGTGAAAGCGAACACCGTGGAACTGCCGGACTTGATACGCTCTTGGGACACGACCCAGCCTACGGACAACAATCTGTTTTCGGCAAGAAGGAGCGAACAGGAATTTCTGAGCAGGAAACGCAACGACCGCACAAAGGGGCGCATAACCTTTGAGCAGGGCGTGGTGTTCGGTGAGGAGGAGAACGGGCGTGTTGACGGCAAGGGCAATGCGGACCTGCTGACGGCTGTGGTGAGGGAGCTGCTCAGTAGCGTGGACTATACTGGCGGAGGCTTGACGGACAGCGGCTGGAAGCTGGGTATGGACGAGGACCAGTTGTCGCATCTGGTTGTGGACAAACTGACGGTGCGTCAGGTGATGAACGTGTTTGAGCTGCTGATAAACAAGGTGCGTAGCGTGGGCGGCCAGATATGCGTGAGCGCAGCGAACGGGAAGATAAAGGCTGTGGAGGAACGGGGGGACTACTACCTCATCAGTTTCGAGCAAGAGAATATGTTCGTGCGACACGACCTGGTGCGCTGCCAGACGTTCACGGGTACAGACCTGCGGAGCTACTGGGTGGAGGTGGCTGAGGTGACAGCGGACGGCATCGTGGTGGCTAAGGAGGAGTTTGAGGAGACGGAGCCCAAGGTGGGTGACGAGTGTGTGCTGATGGGCAACACGGCAGTGGAGAACCGCCAGAACCTGGTGCTTATATCGGCGACTGAGGACGGAGAACCGAGGGTGGACGTGATGGACGGCGTGAGAGGGAAGACCTTTGGCAATGCCCTGCGCGCAAGACTCGGCAACCTGGACGGCATTAAGGATGACACATTCCCATGGAACAACCAGCCCCGGGGCAATGGTCTGTATGCGGACAACGTGTATCTGCGCGGCACGTTCCTGCTTTCGACCGGCGAGGACATCAAGACCAAGCTGGAGATAACGGAGGGGAAGGTGCAGAGCGCGATAGACAGCGTGCGGAACGACTTCCTGAGCGAGAAAGGCTACCTGAACAACCCCACGTTCACATCGGGGCTGGAGAAATGGAACTCCGAGAACGAGACCGTGTTCTTCCTTGTCGGCAACAAGTGGATATGGGCCAACGGCAACGTGCTCTCCAAGAAAGGCGACGGCGCAAGCGTGGTCACGGACATGGGGCACACAGTGGTGCGCATACGCAACAAGTACATACTGCAGAAACACGGGAACCTGCGCTATGTGCCCACGTTCCCGACCAATGACGAGGGGCAGAAAGAGGCCCTGCCTGTGTATCTGACATTCTTCTACCGCTGTGCCAAGGTCGGCACGCTGAAGGTCCGCTTCGAGAATGTGGACAAGACAGGCTTCGCCAACTTCAACAGCATGGAGATAAGCGAGGAGATTGCGGAGACCGAAGGCTATGTGCAATATACTGGAAACGGCCTGTGGAACGGAACGGGCGACTTCCGTCTGGAGTTTGACGGTGACATCTACATGTATATGCTGGTGCTCAGCACCGACAAGTACGAGGCGCTGACGCACCGCTACCGCACGTTGTTCGAGCAGAGCGAGCGTCTTGTGAAAATCTCCGCTGCCGTGTTCGACAAGGACGAGAACATGCTGGAGGAGACAGGGCTTATCACCACTTCCAAGGTGTCGGGTCTGTACGCCATCGACGGGGACGGTAATCTGAAATCATTTGTCGGAGCGGGTCAGGACGGTGTGAAGATAAAGGCCGCCAACATACAATTGGAGGGAATCGTCACGGCCAACGGCAACTTCAAGATATTGGAAGATGGCAGCATCGAGGCAAAGAACGGCAAGTTCACGGGAGAAATAAACGCATCGAATGGAAATATTGGAAATTTGGTAATATCATCAGACAATCTACACTATGGTAACATTGATGATTGGACAACCGAAGAACAAAAGACATTGATCAGTGCAAGTCAAATAAGATTGCAAAACTACTTGTATGATGAGAACACTGCTAAATGGACTTTCCATCAGTTGTTTTTAGGAATTAACGCTGACCCAAACGATGATGATGCAGCAACATTTATGTACTTGAACAAAAATATGCAACAAGGAAAAGACATCGCATCTTTGTTCCGTCCTGCTTTTAGGATAGAATCTAAAGTCGCATCCTCACCACGTGTTTCTATATTATCGTCTGGTAGCATCGTAGTTAATGAGGGTGGCGTTCTTCAAGCAGGCAAAATCAAAGATGTATCAGCGGAACTTCCTTTAGTCCAGATATACAGCATAGATTGGATGGACGGACCTTTGCAACTTCTCAAAAACACAAGTGGCTCCAATAGGACAGTATTTTTGGATATAAAAAACGATCTTCTGTATTGGATGTTCGGAAGTAGTACATACGATTACGCCTTTGTACTCACGCTTGTAGGCCATAAATCTAACAATGCAGATATAGATATTGCATTCGGAGGAATCGCACTTATTGGGGCTTCAAAAATTACAATAAAAGCCAATTCCGTTGTAAAGTTACTAATTGTACGCAATGGTAATAGTGCGCCTTATGAGGATAATTTTTACTGTTTATATAATAATAATCTATAACAACGATATGAGCAAGATAGACTTTCAGCATTTCAAAATTTACGCATCCATCAGCCACAAGGCATCGCATACGGTGGACGCAAGAGAGAACTTCGCCGACATGATTTACAACAACGTGAATGGCATCAAGGCGCATGCACTCGCCCTGAAGATATACAATGGCGAGGGTGGTGTTGAATATACCGACGAGGAGGTGAGCCTTATGGGCACGGTGGCAGAACGTCTGTGTGTGCCCGGCTTTATCGACGGGCTTAGAGAACAGTTGAAAAACAATAAAACCGAATGACTATGGCACTGACAGAAGAAGAGAAGAAGGAACTGGTCCAGGATGTTGTGAACCAGATAAAGACAGACAGCCAGAGTGTGGACGAGCTGGAAGCTGTGAACACGCTGGACGGTGTTGTTAGCCTCCCTGCCATGAGAGGCGAGACGGTGGTGAGCGCCCCGTTGAAACTGCTGTCGAAACCTGCGGAGGACGCAGCAGCTGTCGCCAAGGCTTCTGCTGCTGTGGCTGACGCATCGGCAAGGAAAGCAGATACGGCAGCATCAACAGCGGCGGCAGCGGCCAAAACCGCCAACGATGCGGCAAGCAAGGCCACGGATGCCGCCCAGAAGACCAACGCAGCTGTGGCAAAGGCAGAAAGCGTGGAATCGGAGTACAAGGACACGGCTCTGGCAGCGAGGAACGGTGCGACAGCACGGTTTGACGGGCTGGTGGAAGGCGTGGAGATACTGCCTGTGTCGTATGAGAAGGTGGATGCCGTGGTGTATGACACGGTGAAGAAGGTGTTCTGCGGCTTAGTTGGCCTGAACCGGTACTGTAACAACTGGGTGGGTGCTGACATGTATATGAACGATGTGCGCACGGAAGTACTGAAAGACAAAGCGTATGTGTGCGGTGGCGTGGTGTATGTGTGGAGCGACGAGGAAGAGAACCTGGTGGAGATAAGCGGAAGCGGCGGTGGCAACACCTATAACGTGACGGAGCAGGTTCCGCTGGAGAGCGGATACTATACGCTTGAGACCGCCATAGCAGCCGTGGAAGGAAAGGCACGTGCGAAGGGACGCTGCATCACCTACGAGACGGCACAGGGCAAATGGGAGACCAAGCAGTTCAAGGGCACGAACATCGGGAGCTGGGAGCAGGCGGCAAGCTGGGAGGACTTTGGCGGCGACGGCACGGTGAAGAGCGTGACGCTGAACGGCAAGAAGCTGGAGCCAGGCGAGGACGGCAACGTTGCTATCACCATCAGCGAGACGGAGGTGGACGAGAGCCTGAACGCAAGCTCGACGAACCCGGTGCAGAACGCTGCAGTGACGGCAAAGCTGATGGAGATAGAGGCGAGTACCGTTTTGGGGATGAATGCCGAACTGAGTGACGACGGCAGCAGCGTGCGCTTGGCACTGACCAACAAGAGCGGTGCGGAGATAGCGTCTGCGGACATTCCGGCAGGAAGCGGCGGTGGAGGCGGTGACGCTTCGACCACGAAAATCGTGCTGGATGCAGCCGTCAGCAAGACCATCATCAAGGAAGGTGACAGCGCGATGCTGACATGGACGTATGACCACCAGTACAGCAGCGGTGACGAGAAAGGTACATCCACGGGCCAAAAGGCAACAGTCAGCATTGAGATGAAGAGGGGCGCGACCGTGATGTATGCAGACACGCAGCATGATGTTAGCAAGGGAACCTATACCCTGGATCTGACGAAATACCTGCTGCTCGGCACGACAGACATATATGTGAGGGCTACCACAACCGACCCGACCACCGGCAAGACACAGACGAGGCAGAGCTATGTGAGCGTGAAGGCTGTGACCCTTGCGCTGAGCAGCAGCTTCAACATAGCCGAGTGTGTCGCCAAGGGCGGCTACGGCGTGAGCGAGGCGGTGAGCATCCCCTTTGCGGTGAGCGGAAGCGGCGACAAAACCGTGACGCTGTATCTGGACGGACACCAGTGGGACTCGCAGACAGTGAAAAGAAGCGGCACGACGAACGGCAGTTTCTCCTTGTCGATGTCGGGAGTGAGCATCGGCCGGCACACGGTGCAGATCGTCGCCGAGATGGAGGCGAGCGCGGAGCTGACGCTGAAGAGTGAGAGCATCTACTTTGACATTCTGAAGGCCGGACAGAACGCCCCGTATATCGGCACGAAGCTGACCTTCGGTGACGGACGCATTTTTGCGGACGACCATCTGACCCCGACTATTGAAACCGGCCAGTATGAGCAGGTGAGATTTGACTTTGTGGCGTATGACCCGACAACGACCCCGGCGACGGTGGGTGTGTGGCGAGACGGCATTCGTACGCAGACGGTGAGCGTTCCGAGGACGACGCAGGTATATACAAACCGTTTCCTGGAGCAGGGCGACGTGGCGATGGTGCTGAAGTGCGGCACTACGGAATACAAGCTGAACGTGAAGGTGACGGAGAGCGGCATTGACCTGAGCGAGGCGACTGCCGGACTTGTGCTGAAACTGACGGCAGCCGGCAGAAGCAATGCCGAGAGCGAGCCTGCTGAATGGCGTTATAACGACGTTCAAACGGTGTTTGAAGGTTTTGACTGGCAGAGCAACGGCTGGACGGGAGATGCCCTGAAGCTGACGAACGGCGCGAATGTAGAAATCGGGTACAAGCCTTTCGGCAACGACGCGACGACTACGGGCGCGACCTATGAGATGGAGCTGACATGCACGAACGTGACCGACCGCAAAGGTACGGTGGTGGACTGCATGACCGGCGGCGTGGGTTTCAGACTGACGACGCAGGAGGCTCTGATGCGGACGGGCGCAGGTTCGGAAGTAGGCACTAAGTTTGCAAGCGGTATGACCCTGAAGATAGCCTTCGTGGTGCAGGAGAAGAAGGCGGGCCGATTGATGACGCTGTATGTGAACGGCATCCTATGCGGCGCGAAGCAGTATGCCTCGACGGACTCGCTGCTCCAGGAAGAACCGACGAACATCAGGATCACGAGCGAGAGTGCGGATGTAGAGGTGCGGAACCTGCGTGTGTATAACCGTGCCTTGGGCGATGATGAGGAACTGGCGAACTACATGGTGGACCGCCCGACGAGCGACGAGATGGTGGTGCTGTTCGAGAAGAACCAGGTGATGGACGACGAGGGCACTGATGTCGATATAGACAAACTGCGTGCGATGGGCAAGAGCGTGATGCGCATCGTGGGTGACGTGAACCTGGTGAACCAGACGAACAACAAGAAGTTTGAGGTTCCGGTGGACATCTACTTCTACTCTGCCTACGGCAAGGAGTATGACTTCATCATCTACCAGTGCGGACTGAGAATACAAGGCACCTCATCGACGACCTACCCGAGAAAGAACTACCGCATCTACTTCAGCCGCTCGACGAAGTACGGCACGAAGCTGTATGTGAACGGTGTGGAGGTAGCGGACTTCAAATATTCGTTCAAACCAGGTGCAAGACCGATAGACATATTCTGTCTGAAGGCGGACTTCTCAGATTCTTCATCTACGCACAATACGGGTGCGGTGAGAGTTGTGAACGACATCTGGAAGAGATGCGGCTGGCTGACTCCGCCACAAATGGCCTACAAGGGCAACTATGACGTGAGAATCGGCGTGGACGGTTTCCCGATAGATTTGTTCTACGACAACAACGGCACGGGTGAGAACGTGTATCTTGGCAAGTACAACTTCAACAACGAGAAGAGCGGCAGCGGCATCATCTACGGCTTTGAGGGTATCGAGGGCTTCAATGACGAGGCTGCACTGAAGGGCGAGCGCAACAAGTGCATCTGTCTGGAGTTTCTGAACAACTCGGAGACATTGTGCCTGTTCGGTACGAGCAACATGGACACGTTTGACGACGCCCTGGAGTTCCGCTTCAAGGCCGACGACACATGGGCGACGGCGCATGAGGAGGACAAGGCGGCAGTGAAGCGCCTTTGGGAGTGGATATACTCGTGCAAGGGTAACCCGACGAAATTCCTGAACGAATATGCGGAATACTTCGGCAATGACTCGCCATTTGCATGGTATCTGATAACGGACTACTTCATGGCTGTGGACAACCGTGCGAAGAACATGATGCTCGTGACGTGGGACGGCAAGATATGGTACTTCATCCCATACGACATGGACACGGTGTTCGGTGAGCGCAACGACTCGGTTCTGAAATACGACTACACGATAACGTGGGAGACGATGGACGAGAGCATCGGCTCGTATGCGTTTGCAGGCCACGACTCCGTGCTGTGGGAACTTGTGAGAGGCTGTCCGGACAAATTGCGGGAGGTGGCAGACAAGCTGCGAAGCACCATGTCGCTGGAGTATGTGCTGAAGGTGTTCAATGAGGAGATGATGGGCAACTGGTGTGAGCGCATCTACAACAAGGACGGCATCTACAAGTATATCAAGCCGCTGACGGAGGGTGTGACGACGGCAGACGGTACTACAAGTTACTATGACTACCTCTATGCGCTCCAGGGCAGCCGGTATGCGCACCGCACCTATACCATCCAGAACCGCTTTGCGTTGCTGGACAGCCAGTATGTGTGCGGTACATACAGAAAGGACAGTTTCGCGGCTTACTTCGGCTACAAGTTCGGAAGTGACCACCGGAAGATAAGGATCACGGCGAGCGAGCGCTACTTCTTCGGGTACGGTTACACGAGCGGTACTCCGCACCAGAGCGCAGTGCTGGCGGAGGACACGGGAAGTCAGGTGGAACTGACGCTTGACACAGACCTCATCGTGAATGACCCGCAATACATCTACGGTGCGAGCCGCATCATGGGGCTTGACCTGACGGACGTTAGCCATGCCATACTCCAGACTCTGAACTTGAACAACTGTTCCGCCCTGAGGACGCTTGACGTGAGCTGCGGCCAGACACAGACAACGCTGAACGCATTGCTGGTGAACGGCTGCCGAAACCTGCGTACACTGAATATGACCGGCTTGAAGTCAGGCAGCTTCACCGGCATAGACTTGAGCAACAACACGAAGCTGGAGACACTGAAGGCAGGCAAGACAGCCCTGACCGGCGTGAACTTCGCACAGGGTGCTCCGCTGACGAGCGTAACGCTCCCGGCAACGTTGCAGACACTGGAACTACGCTATCTGGGCAAACTGACGACCGGCGGTCTGACGCTTGAGGGCACAAGCAACATCAACAGGCTTGTGGTTGACAATTGTCCGGGTGTGGACTGGCAGACGCTGCACGCAAGGTGCGGAAACGTGAAGTATCTGCGTGTGACCGGCATCGACATGGAAGGCGACGGCAGCCTGCTGACATCAATGATGCAGACGGGCGGTGTGGACGAGAATGGCGGCAACGTGGAGAGCTGCCGACTGGTGGGTACATACCGACTGACGAGATACAAGGATGACGAGGAGTATGAAGCACTGCAGCAGCACTTCCCGGAACTGAACATCGAGCAGCCGGAATACACGATGCTGGAGAGAGCGGAAACCATTGCCGACGACGCGTGTATCAGCAACCTGGACAACGAGACGGGCTACAAGTACGGCAACGATTACAAGCCGAGCGGCCATGTGGCGGCGATATTGAAGAACCGCCACAGAGTATTGGCGAAGGTGACGAAGAAAGCAACGACCCGGAACGTTACCATCGCCGGTGTTGATACGGTGATGAATAACCTGGACGGCGAAATGACATGCTACCCGCTTGACGATGCTGACAGCAACAAGTATGCGGACGGGAGCCCCGCAAAGCTTGACGGCTCGGAGGGCGACTGGATGATGCTGGAGCCGTTCTACTGGAGTAAGGGTGTGAATGACTATCTGAACGGTAGAAACTATGACTGCTACAGTTTCAGAGACAGAGCCCACATGCCAAGAGTGCCGGAGGCGACAGTGCTGACGCTTGAGGACATCAAGAGAACGCAGGGTGGCTATACAAACGGCAAAAAGGTGATGAGCGGCAGGGACACGATAAACAACGCTTTCAGTAATGACAGCTCGTACTCTGTGTGTATGGTGAGCGTGGAGGGCTACAAGCGTGTACGCTTCCCGAGTGTGCCAGGCACGAATCTTGTGGGCAGCGTATTCGTTGACAAGACAGGTGCGGTGCTGCAGTCCATTGTCGTGTCTACGCTGAGCAACAAGTTCGAGGCTGGCATGTATCTGATAAGCGATGTGCCGGAAGGAGCCGTGGCACTTTACTTCTCTATACTAAACACCGCTGAGTTTGACAAGGTGGTGTTGAGCAACAGCGAGAAGATTGAAGACATGGAGCCTGACTGGGTGCCCAACGACGAGCACCTTTGTGGTGTAGTGGGCAGCTCGGTGGTTGGCACAAAACTGCGTTCCTGCATAACGGGTGGTTCTACGACTGCAAATATGCCATGGACGGACTTCCACTACTATAGCGTGCAGAGAGGTATGCAGCAGATAGACCCGCTGATGCACTGGCGCATCGCAAATCTGAGCTATGCAAAGTATGGGCGAAAGAACATGCAGGAGCAGTGTGGCGCAGGTTCGCACTCGAATACACGCACGACTGGCGGTACGGCATCGAGGGGCATGCAGGACACTGTGGGTTACGAAGAGGCGAAGGGGATTAATCCGAATGTGACGAACAGTCTTGTGGACAATATGGTACATCAATATGCCTGGTATGTGGAGAAAGACGAGTATGGTGCGGCGAAAGTGACGCAGTTAAACAATATCTGCTGCCTGGGCTATGAGGACATCTACGGACACAAGTATGACATGATGGACAGGGTGGACATACCGAACACGAGTGGCAATGTGGGCAAGTGGCGCATCTGGATGCCAGACGGTACGATTATGATGGTGAAGGGTACGACAAATGGTGACTCTTGGATAACGGCAGTGGCTCATGGCAAATGGATGGCCGTTGTGCCAGTTGGTGCCGTGAGCGGATCGAGCAGCACTTACTATTCTGACAAATACTGGTTCAGCTCGGCATCGGGCCGTGTGGTCTTTCGCGGGTGCTACAATGCGTATGCGTATGGCGGTGTGTCGCATGCGTTTGCGTATAACGATGCTTCGAGTGCGTATTCGAGTGTCGGCTCGCGTCTGGCCTTCCGCGGCAAAATCGTGAGGGCGCAAAGCGTGGCTGCGTATAAGGCGATAGTCGAGGTTGCGTAACGCGAAGCGCGCAAAGCGGGAGCGAAGCGACAAAACGAAAGACGTGGCATCACCGGCGTAAGCCGGTCGAAAAATTTTAGGAATTTCGAGGGAACCTGGTGGTGCTGCTGTTTTCGTTGAAATATTGTCGCTTTGCAACTGATTTTGAGTATAATCGCTTGAGTTGGCGGGAATATGAGTAACTTTGCATCTTGGTAGAGTTTCCTAATGGGCCGTGTGGTCTTTCGCGGGTACAACAATGCGAATGCGAATGGCGGTGTGTCGAATGCGAATGCGAATAACGATGCTTCGAATGCGAATTCGAATGTCGGCTCGCGTCTGGAAATCAAAATATATCGGCGTACAACGATGAGGACGCGCTCCTCGATGTGGTGCGAGGGAAACGAGCCACAGCAACAGCGTCCATGAAAGGACGGAAAGCTGAAACATCAAGTGTCGGGCAATAGAGTTTGGTAGGCCGGTAACGGTTCGAAGAAGTTTGGCCCGGGGAAAGGAAGGCCCATATCTTCCGTAAACGAGAAACAGAGGACCCTATGCGCAGAGAAGGCTACATCATGGAGGAGGTGACGGACTACGGCAACATGTCGGAGGCGTTTGACGCTGTGTTGCGGGGCAAGAAACGAAAGACGTGCAGGCAAGGTCGCTATCTGCTGGAGCACCGTGACGAGGTGATAGCGGAACTGACGGTAAAGCTGAAGAACGGTACGTTCAAGCTCGGTGGCTATCATGAGCGCATCATCTGTGAATATGGTAAAGAACGGCATCTGCAGATATTGTCGATGAAAGACCGCATAGCTGTGTATGCTGTGATGAATGTGGTGGACGCACATCTGCACAAGCGTTTCATACGAACTACGGGGGCGAGCATCAAGGGACGTGGCACGCACGACTTGATGAAGTGCATACAACGAGATCTGAATGCAGACCCAGAGGAAACGACATACTGCTATAAGTTTGACGTGAGGCGGTTCTATGACAATGTGAAGCCGGATTTTGTAATGTGGTGTTACCGCAGGGTGTTCAAGGACGAGGTGCTGTTAGGACTGCTGGAGCACTTTCTGCACCTTCTGCCTGAGGGCATCAGTTTCGGGCTGCGCAGCTCGCAAGGGTCGGGGAATCTGTTATTGTCTGTTTTCTTAGACCATTATCTGAAGGACAAGTACGGCGTACGTTATTTTTACAGATATTGTGATGACGGCGTGGTACTCGGTAAAACGAAAGCGGAACTATGGATGATTCGTGACATCATACATGAACAGCTGCAGGAAATTGATTTGGTGGTAAAGCCAAATGAGAGAGTGTTTCCGACTGCAGAGGGAATAGACTTTCTGGGCTATGTTATACGGCCAAACAATGTGCGTTTAAGGAAACGCATCAAGCAGAAGTTCGCAAGAAAGATGCGCGAGGTAAAATCGAGAAAAAGAAGGCGAGAGCTGACAGCATCCTTTTATGGGATGACAAAGCACGCCGACTGTAACAATTTGTTTAATAAATTAACAGGCAAGACAATGAAAAGTTTTAAGGACTTAAATGTGGCTTACAAGCCAGAAGACGGCAAAAAGCGCTTCGCGGGTACAGTAGTAAGTATCCGCGAGTTGGTAAACATTCCTATCATCGTGAAGGACTTTGAGACGGGCATCAAGACGGAGCAGGGTGAAGACCGCTGCATCGTATCGATCGAGATGAACGGCGAAGCCAGGAAATTCTTTACCAACAGTGAGGAAATGAAAAATATCCTCGCCCAGATTAAAGAAGTGCCGGATGGCTTCCCATTTGAGACAACGATCAAGACGGAAGTGTTCGGCAAAGGTCGAACCAAATACGTTTTTAGTTGATGAAAAGAGCACAAGGAAGTTTGGAGGTGAAACTGCTTGAATGCGTGAACCCCATCAAAAACAAGTGGCGCGTTCGTTGGGACGTGCAAGAACATGATGACGGAACTGCTGACTACATGGAGGCAGAACTGACACACAAGCCGACTGACGAGGAAATAAAAGACCTCGTAAGAAAATGGTACAACCAACAAACGGATGCAGCAATATTGTCGGGCTTCAGCTATGAAGGAGCCTCTGTGTGGCTCTCGCAAGAGAACCAGTACAACTATAAGGCTGCATACGATTTGGCCGTCCAGACGGACGGAAAAACGCTGCCAGTGACATTTAAGTTCGGCACTGATGAAAGTCCAGTGTACCGTACGTTTGAAACGCTTGATGAACTTGCAGATTTCTACACGAAAGCCGTTAAGCATATACAAGAAATGCTGGAAGATGGCTGGAAGAATAAAGATGTAATAGATTTGAGCAAGTACAGCGCTTAAAAATCCCTTCGGGGGAGGATGTAAAAAAAGCCCCCGGCCTGTTAATATAGACGCCAATCATTTATTAACAACACACCAGTACGATGCGCAACCGGGGGCCTATGCCTCCTGCTGCACCGTACTGGTTTTTTGTTGTTATAAATGATTGGCGATACAAAGGTACATAATTTAGTTGAAAATGAAAGTATTTGAGATATTGAATTTTAACCGAGAGCCGTTAAAAAGGCTACAACAGGCAGGGATACGCATCGAAGATGTGGAATATATAGACTTGTACAACGACTATCGCGTGATGCTCGGTGGTGGCGAAAAGGTCTCATACATTGTGGCGACACTTGCAGATCGCTATCATGTGAGCGAGCGCAAGGTGTACACGCTCATCAAGCGATATGGTCGAGAGTGTAGCGCTCAGGTACTCGGGGAAAGTAAAGCGTAAGGCTTTTGAAAACGTGCTGCAAAAGGCTTGCAGTGTGATTTGCTTGTGGTGTTACTTTTTGATGCGGAAGCGTGGTAACTTTGCCGTATCGAAAGTAAAATACGATGAACAAATACTATTTATTATTGGGGAAGGTGCTTGCTGAAGGCAAGACCCAACAGAACAAAAAAGGCAAGATAAAATACTTGCTCAACGAGCAGCTGACGCTCACACCGGCTGACCTGCTCGACATATTTGAGAGCCACGGCATAGCGAGGAAGAAACTGAAAGAAGAGCTGAAACTGTTTATGCAAGGAGAGCGCAATGTGGAGCGATACCGTGAGGCTGGCATAGCATGGTGGGACTACTGTGGCCAGACATTGGTAAACAGCTACCCGACCTACATGGAGAAACTGCCACCACTTATTGAGCGCATCAACAAGGAGAAACGCAACAGCAAAAACTATGTACTGTTTCTCGGAGCAACGGATGCAGAGAGCAACCAGGCACCGTGCCTGAGCCTTGTGCAGTTTCAAATAGAGGACGATGCATTGGTTGTGTCGGCATATCAGCGCAGCTCCGATGCAAACCTCGGACTGCCTTCAGACATTTACCACCTTTATCTGATGGCTCGACAGATAGACTTGCCGCTAAAGTCTATCACGCTGAACCTGGCGAATGTACACATCTATGAAAACAACATAAAGCCCACTGAACGACTTCTCGCTGGTGAGGATAATATAAAATTTGAACTGAACGTATGAGAGGGAAAATGCACATGGCAGCACCTCTGCCTTTTGTCGGACAGAAGCGCATGTTTGCAAAGGAGTATATCAAGATTCTGCCCCAGTTCAACGACGAAACAGTGTTTGTGGATTTGTTCGGTGGCAGCGGTTTGCTGTCCCATATAACGAAGCATTTGCGTCCAGAGGCAACTGTGGTATATAACGACTACGACAACTACCGCGAGCGATTGGCACATATACCTCAGACAAATGCGCTGCTCGCTGATTTGCGAGAGATAGTTGGCAATACGCCAAAGCACAAGCGGATAGATGGTGTGATGCGTGAGAAGATGTTTGAACGTTTGAGACATGAGGAGCAAACGGTGGGCTATATTGATTTTATAACCATCTCGGCATCGGTGATGTTCTCGATGAAGTACGAACTGAGTATCGAGGAAATGGAGAAGCAGACATTATACAATAATATCCGAAAGAACGACTACCCGACAGGTGAGGACTATCTGGAAGGCTTGACGATTGAATCATGTGACTATCGTGAACTATACGAAAAATATAAAGACGAGCCGAATGTGGTGTTTATAGTGGACCCTCCTTATTTGTCCACAGAGGTTGGAACATACAAAATGTACTGGCATTTGTCTGACTATCTCGATGTGTTGAATGTGCTCAAAGGAAAGCCGTTTGTTTATTTCACATCAGATAAGTCATCTATCATTGAGCTTTGTGAATGGTTAGGCAAGAATAAAACGCTCGGCAATCCGTTTGAAGGTTGTAAGCGTTTCGAGTTCAATGCGCATGTGAACTATGATGCAGGTTACAAAGATATGATGCTCGTGAAGTCTAATGCCGCATAATTTGAACCTCGTTTGAACGCCGTTTGTTCGCCGTTCAAAAACTATAAAAGCAGCCCGTTTTGGACTGCTTTTTTGTTGTTTTAAAGTGTCGTGTGTGCGAAATTTTTAGAACGTTTCGTTTTTCCCGATTTTTGCACGTTTCGTTTTTCAAATCGAGCACATTTCGTTTTGCCGGATTAACAAGGCCTGTTTTTTTTCTTACTTCATTAATTGTAAGTTTTTGAACACGACAAAGCTCGTAAACGTGCTTCTGAAGTTTAACGCGATCCAATGAAATTTGGAGTTGTTCTTCTTTCTTTTTCATAATTGTTGACTTTAGGGTGTCAACCTTATTTAAAAAAAGACAAGGACCTCGTGGTAGCAAGTATAGACAAGTGGGTAATGCGGTTCCCCCCTTACTCGCGAAAGCAGTAGCAGATGCAATAATGAAAATATTAGAGAATGAAAATAATTGATTTATTTTGCGGAATTGGCGGACTTAGTTTAGGTTTTGAGCAGGCTGGGTTTGAAATTATCTCGGCTGTTGATATGTGGGCTGATGCCGTTAAAACATATAACCATAATAGAAAGGAAAAAGTTGCAGAAGTTATTTCTGTTGAAGATTTTAACGTAGAAAAACTTCCTGCAATAATCGAAAATCAAAATATATCGGGCATAATTGGTGGACCTCCATGCCAGGGTTTCAGCACTGTTGGCAAAAGAGAGGTAGATGACCCTCGAAATAAAATGTACTTGGAATTTTACAAAGCAGTAAAGCTCTCAAATCCAGATTTCTTTGTAATAGAGAATGTAAAAGGAATGCTTACCTTAAATAAAGGTGCTTTTGTAAAAGACCTACTGAAACGTTTTGGAGAAGAAGGATTGGGATATACAATTAGTTATCAGCTACTAAATGCTGCTGACTATGGTATTCCCCAAAATAGATATAGGGTTTTCTATGTTGGAATCAAAAACAAAAAGTTTGTTTTTCCAAAACCTTATGACTATAAACTGACGGCAAAAGATGGTATTAGCGATTTGGAGGGAGCTACAAATGAGAAGTATGGTAGTGAGCCACAAAATGAATTTCAAAAGGCAATGCGTGGAAACTTAAAGAAGCCTCTTAATCAAGACTATACCATCCATACAGAAAAAACTATTTCTATTATAAGTCAAGTTCCAGACGGTGGCAATATAAGGGATTTGCCTGCTGAGATTTGGCACGTAAGAAAATATAATAAAGCTTTTGAAAGAATGGGAACTTTCAAGCCGTCTAACACTATAGATACAGGGCATAGAAACTATTTCCATTATTCAGAACCAAGAATACCGACAGTACGAGAATCTGCAAGAATTCAATCATTCCCAGACTCGTTTGAGATACTCGGAACACGAGGAAGCCAATACAAGCAAGTTGGAAATGCAGTACCGCCAATGTTGGCAAAAATAATAGCAGAAAGAATCAAATCTGAATTACAATGAATATAACCTTATCTGTTGAAACCTATAAAGGTGTTGATGGTAGTAGCTTATCCTCAACACGTTGTGACCAGATAGTTCAAGTATACGAAATGCTTGAACTATTTGGTAGCAAAAGCCTAACCTATATTGACATACAGGAAGAATCTCAAAAAAGAAAACTTTTTGGAGAAACTAATGCCAAAAGTGCGATTAGAACGTTCTTTCCACTTTTGAAAAAAATAGGATTCGTTAATTACGATAATGAGTTTGATGCAAATAGATGTTTTACAGAATTGGGAACACAATTTGTTTTGGCATGCAGAGCATTGCATAACGTTTCGGAAGATACCCCCAATAGAGATGAAATAATTTCTCATTTGGTTAATATAAAACAAAATGCACAAAAGCAAGGTCTTGTGTTGATGTATCTCAATGCGGATTATAAGAGGCATAACATGTGGATTGCTTTAAAATTACTGAAAGAGCTTCCTGTTTTAAATTGGAACGAGTTTCTGTATGCGTTACATTGCATCGAAAATGATATAACTATTGAAGAAGCAATAGAAGATATTAAGCAGAATAAGAAGGAAATTGATGAAATAGAATTTGTAAATGAAAAAGATGAAAAATTGCCCAACACATGCTATTCTTATCTTCGTAGCTTTCTTGAAGAAGCTGGATTGATTCAAAAGGTCAACTCCAACGAATCTAAACTTATTAATTCTTCGGATAAAATATTTACACAAATTTTGCTATAATATGGGAGTATACGACAAAGATATTAAAAGAGATATTGATGCTATAAATGCCTTGCTTAAAGGCGTTAAGCCATCCAAAAAAGTCATGTTGGAAGATTTTCCACTCCAGCAAATCTACTATGGTGCTCCTGGCACTGGAAAGTCGTTTGAGTTGAAAGAGGTAACCAAAGGTTACTCGACCATCCGCACAACGTTTCACCCCGATAGTGACTACTCAACGTTTGTAGGCGTATACAAGCGACAATGGAAGAGACACCAGTATATGGTGCGCAAGGAGTTGAGGTGGCAAAGGAGAAACGCATCACCTACACCTATGTTAAGCAAGCATTCTTGAAAGCATATCTTGGCGCATGGCAGAAATATGCTTATGGCGGTGAAACGGCAGAACCGCAGTTCTTGGTGATAGAGGAAATCAATCGTGGCAACTGCGCCCAAATATTCGGTGACTTGTTCCAGTTGCTCGACAGAAGCGACAATGGATTCTCCACATACCCGATAGAAGCCGACTCCGACTTGCAGAACGAGATAAAGAAAGCGTTTGCCGAGGGCGGAGAGTATGCCATCGAAAACGGGCTGGACGTGGACGATGCTGTGGACGGCTACACAAGCAACTATGGCGAGACGTTGTCCGACGACATTAAGAACGGACGAGTGCTGCTATTGCCAAATAATCTTTATATATGGGCAACCATGAACACAAGCGACCAAAGCCTGTTCCCCATAGACTCCGCCTTCAAGCGCCGTTGGGACTGGCGATATGTGAAGATAGCCGATGCTGGCAAAGGTTGGAAGATAAAGTGTGGCACGGAATACTGCGACTGGTGGACGTTTGTTGAGGAAATCAACAAGAAGATAGCAAAGGAAACAAGTAGCGACGACAAGAAGTTGGGCTATTTCTTCTGCAAGCCAGACAAGAACGGGAATACCATATCAGAGGATAAGTTTGTCGGCAAGGTGTTGTTCTATTTGTGGAACGATGTGTTCAAGGATGGTGACACTTCTTTGTTTAAGGTTGGAGAATACACTGAAGAAGCGACGTTTGAGGCATTCTATAATGATGATAACACCGTTAACATAGAAGCTATCCGCAAGTTCTTAGTTGCAGTAGTAGGAGATAACAACATTAAAAGCGGAAACGAAGAAGGGCCATCACCAGATGGAAATCCTTCTAACGGAATAGATTACACGAAATACTCATTCAACGGTGAGACTCGTTTGTCAAAGAAAGATCTCGGATATAAAATTGTCATGAAGTACATCAATGAACATTCTGACAAAACTTTTGAAGAGCTTCAGAAAGATCTCGCTTTTGATGAAAGTGTAGATAACAAATATAGATACAAGGGTGTTTTGGCAAAAGTCGAAGACATAAATGGAAGCTATCAGAATTGCTTTGGCGATGAACAAACTTCTTCAGATAGTGTTAATTATAAAGTTCTGACTTGGTGGAACAAGTATAACATTGATTTCATCATAAACTTTGCTAAGAAACAAGGTTGGTCAGTAGAAAAAGAAACGGAATAGGAATATGCGCATACTAATCGAAGAATACCAATATGACTATGAGGACGTCGCTGACGTTCTCAAGGGTCTTGGTGTGCTTCAGGACGTGGAAGGAAAAGTCAGTCTGAGTTATGTGGGCTACTTCTTCAATCCGGATCCCGACGTTAACGATTGTGTGTTTATTCTGCCAAAGGTCTTGCTTGAGGGTGCATTCGGGCATGAAAAGGTGTTCGGTCATATCGAACCTAAGGACTTGATAAATGCGGACGACTGCAAAGAGCTGAAAACGGAGGAATATACCTTCATCTATAATCTGAGCGTTTGGATATATCGTGCCATCTGCGTTTTTAAAGACCATGAGTTCGACCGCATGGACTGTCCGAAGAATCAGCCAAGCATCGTGCTCTATCGGCGATCCCCGATGATGGGACACATGAAAAAGCGCCGTGCCAACACTTTTTTGGACGTGTTGCTTGCCTTGCAGGAATGGAACCGTAAGAACGAGAGCTTCGTGATGTTCGTGGTTAAGAATATGCACTCCGGCGTGAACAAAATAAACTGGACACGGACCATATCGAAAAGCCAAGCCATCATACAGGACGGCATGGGAGGCTCACGCCGCCAAGACGTTAGCTATCTAAACCCCGTGAACAAGAAGCGTCAGATAAACTTTGACGAGGAACTTCTTGTCATTTACTATAGCATCCTTCAGCACATGCAGGACGAGTATGGTTTCCCCGTACGCATCAATGTAAACTTCCCTTTGATAAGAGGTGAAAAGTTTAAACGATATGTTAGAGGATTTGGGAAGCATCGTCTGAAACAAATTAAGTATAAATATTTTTCAGACAAAGCACTGGAGTTATGGGAATTGTGCTATGCTTTTTTTGACCGTCCTGAAAACATTACTCTTAATATAGACCAGAAGGAATATCTTTTGGTCAAGAGTTTCCATATAGTGTTTGAAGCAATCATAGATGAATTGATAGCAGGAGATCAAAGAAAGCAGTTGCCAAAGGAACTGAAAGACCAGCCAGACGGCAAACGAGTAGACCACATGTATCAATACAAAGAGTTGACCAATAACGATAACGATGACAACATCTACTATATTGGTGACTCTAAGTATTACAAACGCGGTAATGCTCTCGGTGTAGAGAGTGTATACAAGCAGTTTACTTATGCACGTAATGTGATACAGTGGAACCTTGACCTCTTTAATGATGGAAAGAAGGAAGACCAAGACGGACACGTTAAACTGCGTGATGACGTCACTGAGGGATATAATGTTATCCCGAACTTCTTTATTTCTGCCAACCAGAATGTACTCAGTGCAGATGATGAGATTCATTTGATAGATAGTGAGAAGCCCGAACATAAGCGTAGACAAGAGTATTACCTTAGTCGGCAGTTTGACAATAGACTCTTCGACCGTGATACCTTTTTGTTGGCGCATTATGACGTTAATTTCCTGTTTGTTGTGTCATTGTACGGTAGGAACAATTCTGCTAGAAAAGCAGAATGGCGTAATCGTGTCCGCCAGTTGTTCCGCACGGAAATACAGAATATGCTCAAAGAAAACTTTGAGTTCTATGCAATTACGGCACATGCAGATGTCAATGCAGAAGCTTATATCAAAGATAATTTCCAGACCTTGCTTGGTAAGGTGTTCCACCCGTTTGAAAACAGAGAAGGCAGCGACCAGCAATACTACTCTTTGGCTTTGCGCAATCCGGATAAGGAATATGAGTATTACAAGAAGGTGAAGCGTGATGCGGTACGAGCAGAAGAGGCGCGCAAGCGGATAGCTGACGAAAATGAACAGGTGAAGTTTGACCTAAGACAAGCGTTTTATATCGCTCCTTGTGAGTTAGGTGTTGATCCTCGTACTCTTCCAGAAGATGTCATGCCAGTGGTAGAGCCACGGATGCATGATGATATACCGAAACAGTTTCTCACGATGCACTATTTGGAGAATTATCCCACGGCAATGTTTCTTATCGGCATAGTAAATGGACTTGATCATCTACATTGGATATTCAGTCGCAAAGGTGGTAAGCGTGATGATGCTTATAATGTGCGACTTGGTAAGGATGTTCCTGGTGGTGTTGTCAAGAGTCGTGACTATGTAAGACATGCAAAGTTTGTGATACTGTATAATGCAGGTGAGAACAAGGTGTATAAAGCGTTCCGCGTCAAAAACATAGGTGAATTGACTCGTGAGCAGCTGATAAAGCAAGATTATCGAGATCCGCATCACGATAAGTATTTGTGTTATTTCTTCGATGAAGAGATAACGCTAGGCGAATTTGATATTCAAGGCATTATCAATGCCGATAAGGATAAATTCGAAGCAGATACGAAACGGAAAGAAGGATATGCTGAAGGACAGCCGGTATTCATGAGTGGTAAAGAACTAATAAAGTTTAGATTGTAA